AGGCAGTTCGTTCAGAAGCTCCCTGAGATCCCTGAGCTGTTCGTTAGTGAGACTACTATCGTCGTCAAAGATAGTAAGGAAGGTTGGGCTAAAGCTCTTCGTCAAGTTCTTGCTCTCCTCTGGGCTGGTGAAATCCCTCAATGGGATATTGGTCTAGTACGTCCTGCAGGTGCAAAGCTTAAGACCTTTGGTGGTCGAGCCTCTGGTCCAGCACCTCTTGTTGAGTTGTTCAACTTTGTTATCACTACCTTCAAGAATGCACAAGGACGTAAGCTATCCAGCATTGAGTGTCACGACATCATGTGTAAGATCGGTGAGGTAGTTGTAGTAGGTGGTGTACGTAGGTCAGCTATGATCTCTTTGAGTAACCTCAGTGATGATCGTATGCGTCATGCTAAGTCAGGTGCATGGTGGGAGAATGATCCACAACGTGCCTTAGCTAATAACTCTGTGAGCTACACAGAGAAGCCAGATGCTGTATCCTTCATGCGTGAGTGGATGGCACTGGTAGAGTCAGGAAGTGGAGAGCGTGGTGTATTCAATCGTCAAGCAAGTAAGAAGCAAGCTGAAAAGAATGGTCGGCGTGATCCTAACTATGAGTTCGGGACTAACCCGTGCAGTGAGATCATACTTAGACCGAATCAGTTTTGCAATCTCACTGAGGTTGTGGTACGTGCGACAGACAGCTTGGAAGATCTTGAACGTAAGGTTAGACTGGCTACGATTCTGGGAACCATACAATCCACCTACACCAAGTTTCCATACTTGCGTAAGGTGTGGAACAAGAACACAGAAGAAGAGCGTCTGTTGGGTGTGTCACTTACAGGGATAATGGACAACTCCTTGATGACTATTAAGAACAAAGGCTTGGAGAAGACTCTTGAACATCTTCGTGGGATTTGTGTTTCTACTAATGCTGAATGGGCTGACCGTCTTGGTATACCTGTTGCTGCTGCAATTACATGCGTCAAACCGTCGGGGACAGTATCGCAACTGGTGGATAGTGCCAGTGGCATACATGCTCGCCATAGTCCCTATTATATCCGTACTGTGCGTGGTGATAATAAAGATCCACTAACACAGTTCATGACTGATCAAGGTATACCCAGTGAGCCTTGTGTTATGAAGCCAGATCAAACAACAGTATTTAGTTTCCCTGTAAAGTCTCCGACTAAAGCAGTGGTTACTGAAGATATGACAGCCATTGAACAACTTGATACTTGGCTGATGTATCAACGACATTGGTGTGAGCATAAACCCTCAGTGACAATCAATGTTCGTAAGGATGAGTGGTTTGAAGTAGGTGCCTTTGTGTACAAGTACTTTGACGAGATGTCAGGTGTATCCTTCTTGCCTTACAACGAGCACACTTATCAACAAGCACCTTATCAAGAAGTAGATGAGGCTCAGTATAAAGACTTGCTTTCTTCTATGCCATCTGCTATTGCTTGGAGTGATTTGGCTAACTACGAGAAGGAAGATAACACAGTTTCAATGCAGACAATGGCCTGTACAGGTGATGTTTGTGAAATGGTAGACATAACATAAGGAGATAGATATGTTTGAAGTAATGACGTTCTTAGCAGGTGCTGTGATTGTAGCAGACCTTGTTATTCCAGTGGCATTAGAAACAATTTCAGGGTTGTTCTAATGTATGTTCTAGTGCTCATAATGTTCTTTGAAGATAGGTATAAGATCCAAGGTCATCATACGTTCTTTCCAAGTCAGGTTGCTTGTCATGAGTTTGCAGCTCCACTTAAAAAAAGACTTATGGACACTAGACCTTCACCTAACTCTGATGTAAAATACTATTGTTTTGAAATCCCTAAAGAGGTTTAAATGAAATACGACCCAGTAAACAGCCCAGCACATTACAAGTTAAGTGGTGGTATAGAGTGCATTGATTATATCAAACAAGTACTAACCCTTGAGCAGTTCATAGGTTACTGCCACGGTAATATGATCAAGTACCAACACAGATACATGTACAAGGGTAACCCTGTTCAGGATATGGAGAAAGCAGAATGGTATTTAAACAAGATGCTAGAGGCAATGGAGGAAAAGCACAAATGAAACCATACGAAGAAGGTCTAAAGGCTTTTAGAGAAGGTAACTTAGGTAACCCTCATAAGCCAAGTACCAAGCAGGGCAGGGAGTGGGAGATGGGCTTTAACAAAGCCTACTTCCGTAACCTTGAAAGGGTTAAGTTGAATGAACAAAAACAAAAAGAGTCTTGAAGAAGAGGCCAAAAGTTACAGGCAGAAAAAGATAAAGCCACCGCTTAAAAACAAAGCACTTACTTCTCGTAGGTACTTAGCTGGTCAAGCGATGGCTGCGTTGTTATCAAGATCTCCTGGCCATGTTCATAGGGGAGATATAAAGCGTGAGTCATATGATTGGGCCGACTTCATGTTAGAGGACGATGATGAACAGTAAAAAAGGGGGGCTTCAAGTGGCCCCCCTAAGTTTATTCTGTTTGCTTTTTAAAGATACGTAAGCTACGTAAGGACTCTTCAGTTTCTAAATACCGTTGAAGTATGAAGAGTTCGTTCGGCTCTAAGTCTTCTAGGTCTCCCAAGTTTAATTCCTTTAGACCTTTCTGAACACCTGACTTAGGAAACTTGCTAGTTATGTCGTACTGTAGCGCAGTTACATCTTCAGGTCCAGAGTATTGCATACGCAAGAAAGTCTTAGCTAAATCTTTTGCTCTAGGTACAACATCACCCTTCCAGTGCTGTAGCTTTTCTTCTTGAGTTAGCTTATCAAACCAACTAGACTCTAGCAGCAAGCTTGACTCTGACTCTATTATATCAAAAAAGATTCCACTCAAAGCATTACCAGCTTGAGGTGCTTGGTCTTTAACTTTCTTACTGTTTCCAATCATAGTATCAAGTTTATAGTCTGGTATACCTACCCTATTCATAACACGTTGAGTATCAGTAAGCCTGATGTTTCTAATACCTAACATCTTAGTAGATTGTATATCGACTGTACCACCTGCAGCAGTCTTTCTAGCTTCGGCTAAAGGTTCTCCCATAAACAAAGGTATGATATTGTCTATGTAACGAAAGGCATTATTTACTAGCTTGTTGTTTTGTTTTCTATCTATAGGTGCAGCATCTTCACCTCTAGCAAGACCAGCGACAATGTTCAAAGGTTCTGCAGCCCTGAATATAGGATTTACAAACTGACTAGCTAAGGTGTTGCCAGCTATATTTAAAGCACCAGCAACATCACGTCTTTCAGGGTCAACCATAAGCGTAATAGACTCTAGTGTATCCCTTTGAGTTTTATCTAGGTTTCTTAATAAACCACTTAAACCAAAGTCCAGCCTAAACTGCTTAAAAGCTTCCATAGCTTGTTGCTTTTCACCCATCCGCATCAACGCCCAGATTCTACCCCCAGCTCTGTATGCAGATATAGGAAAGTCAAACTGTTGGTTTATAACTTCTCCACCTGCAGTAGCTGTTGCATACAAAGGTAGGCCTTTTTTAACGTTATCAATTTCTTCATTTGATACTACCCAAAGAGCACCAGCAGATACCGTAGTTCTAGCAAATGCTTCCTTCATAGTCATGTTGTCGTAGAAACCCATACCCTTTGCAATCATGTTTACTCCAGGAGCATTCTTTCCTGTGAATGCTACTGTGGCATTAAAGAATCTACCAAAGGGAACTGCCATACCTATAACAGGAAGCTTCCTAGCGTTTTCTATACCCCCTGCAATTGTACCTACTAAACCTTCACCCTTATAAGATTTAGAAAAGATTGCCTCCAAGGTATCCTCAACAGCATTAGCTTCTATAGTACGATACTCCCTACTGCCCATATATTTTTGAAGAGACATATCACCTATCTTTTCAGACCTATAAAATTCGTTCCAACCTTTACCTGTAGCAACTCTAAGCTTCTTATCCATCTGAAATAAAAATTCTTGCGACTTAGTAAATCCATCCTGTGCTTGTACTAAGGTAAGCTTCTGCACCATATCAATATAGTTATCTGTTTTTAACCCAAGTAGTTTCATACCTGGGCTAAACTTACCGCCTGTTAGTAAGGTATTGGTACCCTCTACACCACCAGGAAGTACACTGTTTAATCTTTGAAGTGCTTCAGAGTTTCTTTGCAGCGCAGATTCAAAAGCTGTATAAGTCATGTCAGGATCGAGTAGGAACTTGACTCGTTGCATATTAGATTCCATAAGAATTTTAGCTAACCTCTGAGTTTCAGCACCCTTTTCTACCTGACCAGCTAACTTTTGTAGTGTACCATATCCAGCATTCACTAATGCTATAGACATATCAGTAGTACTTTGCAAGGCAGCATTAGTACCCCAACCAACTACATTAAGTGCACTTGTAGAAGGATGAGCAACAAGTAATCTAATTAAACGATCTTGGTTTTTCTCGAAAGCTTCTAAGGTCATGGCAGCTACAGTTGGGTCAAAATCTTTAGCAGCCTTAGGCTCAGTATCCTTTAGAACAGACAGCCGTAACTTCTTAGTAGTAACTTTGCCTTTCCTGCTACGATAGACTACTGTTGCCAGATCTCCATCTATCTCCTTTACTTCACCAATTCTTTTTGTACCTACTGAAGATACCCTGTCGCCAACTTCTATTGTTTTAACAGTCGCATCACCACGAATAAATCCAGCATCTAAGGCAGACTGATATAGATCCTTTAGTTCCATATCAGTAAGAGAAAGACCTAGCTGTTTAGCTGACTGACCCATAAGACCAAGAGTCGCACCAGCCTCAGACATCTTGTATGATAGTATGTCACCTATATCTTTACCAGTAACTTGAGATCTTGGGATGATGTTGCCATCATTGTCACGTACTTTAATCTTGTTGCCAGTAGCTTTTTCAATAGCTTTTATAAACCCTTGAGCTTCTTTGTCGCTAACATCGGCAATAATATCAGCCATCCAGTTGGTAAACTTATCATCCTCAAAACGTTTAGCCCAAACAAACCCTCTTTCAAAGGCAGTCTGAGTCATACCCTTAAAGATAACTTCATCACCTTCGTTATGTCCCAGTATAAGAACTTTAAAGAAATCATGGCTAAAGTCTTTGCTACCTTTAGATAACTCTGCTCCGCCTTCTAGTTTTGTCTTCCAGTCCCTACCAATTTCTACTTTGTCTTGCTTTATATATTTATCTATAGCTTGAGAAGCTTCTGACAAAAAGCCTGTAGCATCTGGTGTAGGTAATTCCATTGTAGGCACTGCTGTACCTGACATACCACGTCTTGCAATTAAGCCAGCTTGAACACCACCCATAATAATACCACCAGCAGCAGCTATGCCCACAGCTAGGTAGTTAATATCTTCCTGTGCATCCACATTTACTAGACCCTCTTGATACAAGTATTCCATACCTGTACCTATTGTAGCATCTATACCAGTGGTAATACCTATTTCTGTAATAGCTTTCTTGGTAGCTAGACGTTGAGCAGCAGTCTTACCTAAAGTCTGCTGTACATAAGAACCTATCTTAGCCTTAGTAGCTGTACGTGAAGCTTGTACTCCATCCGCAAATACCTTGGTACCAACTTTTTCAGCTGTCTTTTTTGTACCTTCTTTCTGCATAGACTGCAGAGCAGCTTTCTTTGCAACTGACGTACCTACACGAATAGAACCATTAGCTGCAGCCTTACCTATAAATCCTCCAAGAAGGTTTGCTGGATCAAGAAGTACACTCCTAGCAAAGTCCATTACACCTTCAGCTTTTTCACCTACTGTTGTTTCTTTACTAAAGATGCCAGCCATATTCTCGTACAGCTTATATGCAGCAGCAGCTCTAGTCTTCCTAGCTTCATCATCTTGTATGTCGTTGATGTAGTCTATCTCAGCTAGGCCACGCATAGTATTACCTGATACAACACCACGACGATTGTTTAAGAAGCTGTCAATAACATCTTCTCTAGATTTACCATCTACTTCTTCATCACCAAACCTATCACGCATATAGCCTTCAGCTATAGAGTAGGCATAGTCATCCTCTGCTAAATCATTTTGAGTGTATGTACCAGCCTCAGGTAACGCAGGTTCAACCTTCTCAGGTTCAACTGAAGGATTGTAGGGTTCCGTAGCCAGAGTAACACCCTCAAAAGAATTGTAAGGTTCTGTAGCTAAAGTGACTCCAGCAAAAGAACTATTACTATTGCTTGGGTTTTCCGTCTGGACCATAAAGTTTTCCTCCTAAGACTTGATCGCCCACTTCAGCACCTAAGCTTTGTAAGGTTTCATCATTATTAATCATATTTTCTGTAAGTACTGTTGCACCTGGAAGAATAGTGGTCTCAGGCTCAGGTTCAGGCTCAGTATTTAAATTCCTTAACTGCGGTGGTAGATACGGGTTTTTATCATGACCTTCAAACTTACTAGGAAACATCTCAAGAAGATTTTCTCGGAACACCATAGGTGTCATAAATTCATCCATAAGAAGTTGTGCAGCTCTGTCAGACTGGTCACCACCACGTCTTATACTCATCAGAAGTTGTTCATACTCTATTGCTTTATTTTTTTTAACTTCATCAGGGCTGTCTAAATGTTCATTAACATAAGCCTTAGCTAAAGGTATTGTATTCTGCACAACAATCTCTGCCATAGCTTTTTGACGTTTTTCTTGCGGTTCATAAGCAGTTAAGACACCAGGTTTTGGAGTCACTGTAAAGGTACGACCTGGAGTTGTAGTAATCTTAGATAATTCTTGAGCCATCCTGTAGAACTCTTCTTCATCCGTAAAATCTTTACCAGTAATCTGACTAATATAATCCATCTTGTCTTGAACAGGAGCTTTTGCTTGAGATATAATCATCATAGAACGTATCTGAGATAAAGGTACAGATCGTCCATCTTTTTCTAACGTCCTTTGAAATTTTAATATATCTTGAGCAGCAAAGGGATCTTGTATAGCACTGTTAAGAAATGATAGAGCTTCTTCATCATCAATATCTGCATCATCTACCATTTTTTGTAGGTCTAAAGAAGCTTGAGCTGCCTCTAAGTAAGCATCACTGCTTTTATAAGCAGTTTGTTTTTCAAGCTTATTTAGGTAGATTTGAAAGAGACTTTGCTCACGAGCTTGAGCTAGTTCTTCTTCCCTATCCCTCCTAGCTTGTATCTTATCCATGCCACTTAAGGCTCCTGCAAAACTAAATGCCATGTATTATCTCCTTGCCATTAAACCTTGTGGAGCTTCTGGCATAGGTTCTTCAGGAGCTTCTTGAGGTTCTTGTTCTTCAACTTCTTCTTGAGTATCTTTTTGAGGTACTTCTAAGGCTGGTTCACCTGTTTCTTCACGTAGCTTTTCAAGCATCTTTACAGCTTTTCCACGTTCTCTGTTATAAGACAGAGCTACTTTTTCTTCCTTGTTCTCAAAACCCTCATCAAACTCTACATCAGCTTCTAGTGCTAAGCCTTTTATGTACTCATGTAGGACTGGTGCAATAGCAAGACTTACATCAATACTATGTAACCCCTCCATTACAGCACTGCGTAGTACACCTTGCACTAAGGCTGTTAAAGTTAGACCCATTTCAAGAAAGTGAAAGGCATCTTCTAAAGCTTCAACGTTAGTAATGTTTTCGATGTGCATATCTAATGCATCAACAGGGTCAACTATTTGTGGTGGTCTTTCAAAAGGTCTGGACTTAGGTTCAGAAGTAAGTGATTGACCTGGAATAGGTGCTGCAAATATAACGCTCATTATTGTCCTCCAGGAAGATAAGTATTAGCCCTAGTCAATCTACTTTTCATCATAGGTTTTCCTGGCCTTAGGTATTGTTCAGACACTATTCGGGTTGACTCCTCAACAGTTTCAGCTTCCTGTAAATTCTCTAAGAATCTACCTTCATTAGTGTTCTGAACTTCGTGGATAAAAAATCCAAAGTTAGCTTCGTAAGTATTCGTGTCTAAATTGTTTTCTTTAGCCCAAGATTCAAATGCTTTTCTTCGAGGTCCAGTCCATTGAGCAAAACCAAGACCACCTTTAGATCCAGGGACAACAGGTTTTAGTTCTTGCATGAATTTAAATCCACCTGTCTCATGGTCAAAGTTACCTGCAATACCTGCAGCTTGAACATCTGTTAGACCTAAGGCGTCTGATATATCTCCTACAAGTCTTTGTCCTCCATTC